CCCGTAGCTCTATTCCACTTTGGTCACTACCCATTAACTCCCACCCCTTCGGGGCATGAAACAACTCACGGCACTCTTTACCGTAAACTGCTCGTTCACTAGGCACCTGCTGGATGTTTGGGTTGCTTGAGGTACTACGCCCCGTCACCGCGCCAAGTGTGTTAGTGCGACTATGTATACGCCCGTTTTTACTAAGCTTTAGCCAACCATTTTTACCTTCACTTAACTGGCCTAATCGTTTGATGAGCATTAGATACTCAAGCAGCAACTTAGCCTCTGGTATTGAATCTTCAATAACTTTAAGCGTTGTCTCGTTGACCACGACCTGACCCGCTTCCGTGAACTCAGTCGGAACCCAACCACGTTTCTGTAACCTGTCTGCAATCTGCTGTCGGCTACTGGGGTTAAAGGGTATGATTTTAGTCTTTGTCTTAAGCTCAATAATATTTGGCTCAAAAGTATCGACCATGTGCTGCTTAATTTCGTCCCTACGACCACCAAGCTCGGCATAAAGCATTGCAGCTTTTTCCTCGTTAAAGGGGAAACCTATTGCTTGCTGCTCAAGGCAGATGCCGTGTATCGCGTGTTCCAAGTCAATAGCATCTTTTGAATACTTTTGATTAAGAACGTGTTCATAGAACTTGACGTTAACCTTTACGTCTTGAACACAATACGTCAGCATTTCAGGAGTAAAGACTGACCAATCAGCAGTGGTTCCGAAGTCTCCTTTAAGCGCACCGAGGCGATAACCCCAAGCACCTAAACTGTGTCTACCTTTAAACTGTGTAGGTAAAAACTTATAATGGGTTGCATCAACTTCGTACATATTGCCCCACATTAAACGACTACATATCAACGTATCTGTTATTACTGCGCTTGTGTGCCAAGTTGGGTAAAGCTTTTTTATGACACCTAAATCGTACTCCATGATGTTGTGACCGATAATCTGAGTAGCTTCACTAAGAAGCTGTAATCCTTCCTCAATGCTGTTAGACGCTGAAGTAAATTTCTTTAACTTCCGAGTCGTCATATCAGCCATAACAATGCAGTGGATTTCAGAAACTTCGTCCAGTAATCCGTCTGTTTCAATATCAAATACATAAGTAGTCATATTATTCTCTCGTTGGAGTAATTAGTTGGAGCCGTTAGCAACCATAGCTACATCGGGGTCTTGCCCAATGACCATACGGCCTGTGTGTTCGTCAAAGTAAAGATAGTCTGCCTTGCCTGTCCTACCTGTGTAGCGACATTTGAGTACAGTAAGTAGTGAAGTGTTACGCGCCCTGTCGTCCTCTTCTTGTTGGTTACGTGAGATTGCATAGACATTGTTAGACAGTTGCTTGATTGAGCCTGAACCACGCAAATCATCTGAACTAGGCACATAACCCTCTTCAAAGCTGCGACCTTGCGGTGCTTTCTTTAGGTGGCTAATCAAGCCGATATAAACCCCAAGCTCTTGCGTCAACATTTTCAGGTTGTGCATTATGCTGTCAATCGCTCTACGCTCATCTTGACTCTCGCTTCCTAGGTCACTGACTAATATAGATAGGTGGTCAATCCAAATTATCTTGCAGCCCAGACCAGTAGCAAAGTACCTAACTTTATTATAAAGGTCAGTCTCATCTAACGAGCCAAAGGCATCATAGACATTCAATCGACTGTTACCGTCAGCATCGAGCGCACCAAAAGTTTCATCAAAGCCTTTCCAGTAATCCTCATCAGATACATACTCACGAACATCAGGAAGGTTAAGTCTTTTGTTTATATGTATGCCGATTAGCCCTTCTGCCGTATCCTCAAGAGGTTCCTCAAGATGAATCAAAGCTTGATTCAAGTCAGTAGTCTGCATAAAATGGTGTTGGAACTGTTTGATAAGAGTTGTCTTACCCATCCCGCTACCGCTAGTAAATACGTCAAGCTCTCCAAGTCGTATGCCGTAGGTTTTTTGATTCATTCCTTGCATAAAGCTAGGCCACGGATAACACACTATTTCAGGACGATCTTCAAGTCTCTTACGTAGCTCTGAGCCGCTTACAATACCTGCTGGTGTGTAAGTATTGGCTTGCCACATAGCATTGATTAAGTCTTTGCTACGCCCCGCCATGAGCATTTCTGAAGCATCCTTGAGGGGCAGTAGGGCGATCTTAGCTTTACGTGGTGGGAGTAGTTCAGCAACTTTTCTAGCAGCTTCTTGACCCACTTCGTCTTGGTCAAACATAATCACAACTTTCTCAAACTTGAGAAGCCATTCAAGATTATTTTTGACTGCTTTGACCGCCCCTTGACAGCCATTCGGGACGCTTACAACAGCCCATTTGTTGTCTTGGCACTGGCTTGCACTAAGAGCATCCAACTCACCTTCAACAATTGTGACCATCTTGCCACCGTCCTTCCAAAGCCATTGACCATAGAGGGGGATGTTTTGAGTATCACCTAAGAACTTAAAGTCCTTGTTAGGGAAGCGCACCTTCTGTGCAATCGTATTACCCAAACCGTCCTTGTAGTTAGCCACCTGAACAGTTGTGCCGTTGTACTCAGCTTTGGTGTAGTCCCATAAGGCACACGTATCTGCATTGATCTTACGTTTGTTTAGGGAAGTGTGTTCCCCTTTAGGTATCAATCCACTCACTTTGGGTGCCTCTTCTGCTGATTTTAGGGCCACATCCCACGGTACGTTTGCGTCACACGCGAAGCACTTTCCCCATCCGTTTGAATAGATGTGGTATCCATCACTGGATGTACACTTAGGACAGGGTAGCTTTCCGCTTAAGAGGTACGAACCTCCTGAGTCTGTTTTAACCATGCTGATACCTCAAATATTGGGCAAGCCTTATGTGAGTCCAAGTCTTTATGACCGACCACAGCAGCATTGGGATAAATTTTAGTCATAGTTTCAACGAGGCAATCTAAAGTGTCCCACTGTTCAGGGGTATAATTAACATCGAAGTCACCGTCCTCGTCTATACCGCCCACCATACAGATTCCCAAAGAATTGTGATTGAAGCCTTTTACGTGCGCCCCAATCTCTTCTAATGAACGACCTGTTTCGATTATGCCGTTACGTCTTATAATAAAATTGTAACCGCACCCAAGCCAACCCCTACGCTTGTGCCACTGGTCAATCTCTTTAAAACCTATATCCATTGACGGTTTAGTTTGGGCACAATGAATGACTATATAGTCTGTGCGTTCTCTTGTTTTCACTTTAGTTTTTCCTCCAACCAAGCATCGGGTACTCTGCCCTCGCAGTATTTGAAGTTGTACTTCTCACACCACTGGGCATTAGTAAAACGCTTGGATTGAACTTTTGTGTTTATATTTTGGAAAAGAAATCTAAATTCTTTTTCAGGATACTGAGCTTTTAAGAGTCGCATCTTTCGACAATCTTCATCCCTGAACCAACCTTTAGCCTCAATGTATAAACCATTGGGTAATTGGAAGTCGGGTGTGTACTTTCTTTCCACAACGTAAGGAATACGCTCGGCTTCATAAAGAAAGTCCACACCTCGTTTTGTCAGATCAATTGCTACGTTACGCTCAAGACCGCTTCGATACTTAACTTCTTTAGAAGTCCTCATCTTCTTCGGTGCTGTCACCTGAACTTTCTTTTTCGTCATTGATGATTTCTGGCGTAGGCTCAAAGGTATATCCTTCTTCTTCTCCGAATGGGTTTGCAGAACCGTATTCCACTAGATCAATTAGCTGTGTAGATTTCAGGCGCAAAGAGACAGATGCTTGCTTAGTTGATTGCATCATGTACGAAATTGGTTCAAACGTGACTTTCATAGTCGAGCCGTTACCGATACGTACTTCTTCTGTTATGGGTGTAGCTTTAGAATCAAACACTGCCACCTTGTTAGTGTAAGTAGCCCCATCTTTAGCAGTGATACGAGCTTTAGTCTTAAACTTAAATTCAATCTCACCAGTTTCGTTACCTTCATCATCTAGTACACGTTCATAAGGTGTGCGCTTAGTTAACTTGTCTTTAAGCTTTGGGTTGTCTTTAATAGATTTCTTATAGATTGCGTCTGTTAACGCATCTAACTCATTGCAAGTATCTTCTGCTAAGTCCTCTCGGACTATGAGTTTCATACTGTACTCACCTTCGTTGTACTTGGTGTCAGGGGTAAAAACCTTAACCCAATTTGCGCTGCCTTTAGGTGTTGTTAGTGTTTTATTAGCCATGTTATATTTTACCGTTTAAATTTACGTTCTAGTTCAGACAAATCTACGCCCTGCTCCATGAGCTTTGCGAATAGGTCTAGGGGTACTGGGTCGCCATTTTTGATTAACTGTATTGCTTCGTTTACGTCATTCATTTATCCTCTCCGCAGATGGGTTTGGGTTACGATGTGTATAACGGGATACTTATGGGCTTTCAGCACATGCGTTGCAAGTCAAGCCCTTTAAGAGAAAAAATACTTAGATTTAAGGACTCCCTTTAGTGACAGGTTGCCCCGCTTTGGTGGTAAGGGTACTTTAGGTAGGACTTTAAGCATGGATTCTCGGAACTGTGCAAGCACATCATTTTCCTCAAACATAGCCACAAACACTTCTCTCAATGTCTTATCAAGCAGGGCAGCATTTTTTACTGTCGTGCCAAATGAGTCATGTATCATCCAAAAGTCCTTCATTTTAACCCCATTATTTGAGCCGCCATTCGCGCAGTTTAGTATCACTTGCACCATGAAGGATGAATCAAGGGAATGAACGAAATTGGGACAGATACCTGACGCTGCTCTTTTCTTATCGACTTTGGAGTAATCAGGTGAAGCCATTCTAGGCCGTACCACTTGTCCATCTATGTGCGTCTGTATGCGTAACGATTTCATTTCAGGATAAGATTGAACAACTTTAAAACCAGTTGGGGTCTGCCACATCATCGGTATGTCGATCTTACTAACTTCCCGCGCTATTTTTTGCATCCAATCCATAGCTTGATCGGCACTAACAACACATTCGCTGATACTAGACCAAATCATTTTAGCTAAATAAAACGTAGCTTTAATAAAAGCATCATCATCATTTAGAAAAGGATTTATCACATTACCTGAGTCAAACCGTTGCATCAATTCGTCACGTACTGAATCTCTGCATGAAAATAAAGTCGAGCTATAAACTTTTGTCATACACGGTTTTTTACATAAAGATCGGTCAACCTGCCCCGACTCTAACCACTCCCTCGCCCACACGGATTCGTCTGTATCTCGCAAAACTTCCTCGGCTAGTTTGCGTTCAGTTATTTCAGCAACATCACGGTACACATCTGCGGGACTGTCTGTTGGGATTACATTCGTAGCAGCCGCACCCGCTTCATCACGTAGCATTGCAGAATATATCTGTAAGCCCGAATTGCACGCATCAAGCGAAACTGCTAAGTGACTAATGAACCCGTAGCCCTCCCGTTGAAATTGTGAAATCTCAAAGCAAGCTGCAAGAAAACCCCAAGGGTCGATACAATCTTTCCAACTTGAATTAGTTAAAGGGTCAGCATCAATAGCTAAAATCTCGTCCATCATTTGTTCAATCAAACGTACTCGCTCATTGATTGTTTTTTTATCATAGCCGAAACAATTAGCGGCATGGTGATACAACCACCGCAACTCTTCGTAAGTTTCAATCGGCTGACCATTTGCTAAAACCATCTGCGCTTTAATTACAGAAGTGCCTTGTGGAGACAGGAACTGTGCTACTGGATATATACGACCCCTATAGTCAGTTTGATATATAAAGAATAACTCAGAGAACTTTGAAAACCTTTCGGCAACTATCAAGCTACGCTCAAAGGCTATCTTTTTACTCAGTGCAGAAGCATTACGCTCATGTACCATCTGCCGTTTTTTCTTGTATTTAAACAAGACCTTTTTCTCAGCATCATTGAGTGTATGTGTAGGCACATCAGGGTACGGAGATAGCGGCATAGGAGCTTCGTTTCGAGAGGGTATACCACCCCAAGCTTCGCCCCCTTCCCAACACATACGTTGCAACTTAACGATACGTTTATTTATACGAAACGCTGTGTTTTGCATGATGTTAACTGCGTCTATTGTTTTCTGTAAATCAGGGTCGCCCTCTAGTTCTTCAAGTAGCTGTCGGTTACGTGTCTTAATTAGCGGTAATCTCTTTTTCCAAATGGAAGAGTGCATCACCTCGGACATAACTGTTTTGCGATTCTTAGGGGGAATAACAAAAGGTAAAGCTTCAGGCGTTAAGACTTCATTCAAGGTATTCAATTGGCGTATCCAATCTAAAATCTCTGGTGTCGCGGCTAGATAATGAGTAGTACGCTTTCGCCCAGTATGTACCTTATCAACATAGACCATACCCGTAGTCTGAATAATCAAATCTACTAACTTTGCACCAATGTGATAAAGCTCTGGTGTAGTCCAAGTATTGTAAGAAGTGTTGGCTTTGTCGGCTGCTTTACGTAGTGTCATTTTTTTATGAATACGTGACGCTTTACGTTTAGCCATGTAATCCATTGTTGACTTGAACCATAACTTATTATGTAGCTTAAACTCGTCACACAGATGCTGGTCGTGAATGTTCTGACCTATTTGCACACAAACATTGGTCATAGTTACGCGAGTCGTCAGCGAGTTTATAACAGTCTTTAGGGCAACATAAGAACAAACCTCAATGTCTAAGGTGCTAAGTATTTTTGCTGCGGTAGCGTGTTTACCTGCCTCTCCTTGAAGTGCTGAAAGTATGTAAGCATCTGCACCAGTGATTAACTTGTCTATTGTTTTTTTCATCAACAAACTGCCGTGTTGAGTGTCAGACTCCTGACCCTTTTGTTGGGCTTCAGTAACGTGTTTCCTATAGCGTGACACACCTCTATCTAGCATTTCTTGTTCGTGTGCTATTTGAATATCTAACAACTCTGAATCATTCATAAACAGTTCCTAAGTTAATCTATTAAGGAGCAAGGCTACGCCTCCTGCTGCTCCTAACTAATAGTATGCAGGGGGGTGCGTCATAACGGGATACT